GCGATGGCTGCCTAGATAGGCACTCATACCAAACGACAAACAGGGATCATGTCGTAGAAATCCCGGAGGATAGAGGTTAAGTATAAAGAAAAAAAATGATTGAACAACTAACATATGGCTCATTAGATATAGATGACTTATTTGATAAGTCACTACCAGATACACTGTTCCAGTACTCTGAAGAAGAGGTTGAACAGTTTCATGAAGGGTATAGTTATGAGATGAATAAACTTATGTTAGAGAGTGTATCTAGAGCAATACGTAGCGGTGGTATGGAACATGAAGGTATGGAACGTATGGAATCGATCATACAATTCTTACAAACACTTACTAAAGAAGATCTACAGATATTTGAAAAACATATGGAAGATTTTGCTGCAACAAATCCAAATATGTTATGGAATATGTTACACAGTAAGGATAAAAAACTATATAAAACACCAGAGAAATTTTACTACTGGTTATCAAATATAACAGATAACAATATAGATAAATATATTTATAGGGCTGCAGATGGCAAAAAGCTCCATTCAGATGATATGTATATAAAAGAACCGGTTACTAAAGTTGAAATTTTAGATGGTTATATAGCTGTTAGTTCATCTAATTTAGATGCTTTAGACAAATTTAAAGAGCGAATTATGATTTCTAATTCTTGTACTTATGATCATAGAATAAAAAAACATAATGGTATTACAATACATAGTTATGTATTTAATATGAACAAAATTAATAATTGATAAATGGTTATAATAAAATAAATTGAAAAAACATAACTGTATCTTTTTTAAACTAATATATATTAATATATGAAAGCAAAAATTGAATATAAAACAGAAGTTATAGATGGTGAATTACACATGGAATGTAAAGTGTGTGGTACATCCACCAAAGTAGGAAGCGATGTACAAGCCGTTACTTGCTATATATGTGTTTCAGAGAACTTCGAAAAAGACTTTCCATTTAAACCATCATATGGTTACGTACCAACTGGTCGACCAAGAGGGTGGGCGTTTATGAAGGAATTTGTAGATAAAGATGGAAATGTTTACCATAAAGGTAAAGAGCAGCCTGACCTGAAAGGTACTCTTAAACCAACAGTTATAAAACCAAAAGATTCAAAACCTAAACTTACAAAGAGTCAGAAGCAGCGTATTAAATCAGATGCATTTGCTGAAATACATAAGCTAAAAAAAGATCTCAAAAAAGCAAAATATAAAAAAGATGTTAGGTTAATTAATTCTAAAATTAAAAAATTACAAAAAATTATTAAGTAGTAGTTGGAAATACAATATTTTTTTCTTATATTTATATAAATTAAATAATAGGAGAGTATTTATGAGTCATAAAGAACGATTATATAAAGCATTAAAGAGCGAATGTGAGTCTGAAATAAATGAGGCGTTACTTACATTAGATATGTGTTTTGAAAAAGCAACAGCAATTGGTGAGCATACGTCAAAACATTTTTTAGAAGAAGCATCTAAAGCGTTAGATAATTTAACGAATGGTAGAGATAAGTTAGATACATTAAATACTTATTATAATATAGAACCTGCGCTAGGTAAAGAAATTTTAAACGATTAAATATGAAAGATAGTACACAAATGTTCTTAATGATTGCTATCATATTTTTAGCATCAATATATTTTACGATTATGGCAGTTGATTATGAGAGAAGATATGAGATGTTAGAACAGCGCAATCAAGTACAGAAGTATACGATAGATAGTTTACAAATTACTATTGATACACTTGAGTATAGATTAGAAACATATGATATTAAACATCAGTATAACGAAATTAAACGAGAGATTAAAGAAGTTATTGATGCTATAATTTTTGTAGAGAGTGGTGATAATGATAACGCTTACTGTGAGCCTGAAGATGCTGTAGGATGTTTACAAATTAGACAAACAATGGTTGATGATGTTAATCGTATACTAAAAAGAAAAAAATCTAGTACACGCTATTCATATAATGATAGATGGGATAGAGAGTTATCTATTGAAATGTTTAACATATATTGTAATTATTATAATTTAACTACGGCGGAAGAAATGGCAAGATGTTGGAATGGTGGTCCGCGTGGTTATAAAAAGCGAGCAACACAAGTGTATTGGAATAAAGTAGAATTAAAATTAGAGGAAGCATATGCATCTAGATGAAAATAAAATAGTAGAAAATTGGGAAACGCTAATAAGTAAAATTAACGGCAACTTCTCAGACCCACGTAGAAAGAAACTTATAGAAATGTATGAATTCTTTCAAGATAGAATGATGTTAATGCCTGCGTCAAGCTTTGAGCATTACCATAATTGCTTTGCTGGCGGTTATGTTGATCATATTATTAGAGTAATGGATTGTGCACATAAAGTATATCACTCATGGAAAGATATGGGATCTGATTGTTCAGGATATACGTATGAAGAGCTAATGTTTGCTGCACTTAATCACGATTTAGGTAAAGTAGGTACTCAAGAGTTTGAAATGTATAAACCTAATCCATCGGAATGGCATAGAAAAAATCAAGGTAAGATTTATGAAATAAATCCTGATATACCTTTTATGTCTGTACCTGATAGATCTTTATTATTACTTAACGAGTTTGGCATAACATTTAATCAGAATGAAATGATGGGTATTAAACTGCATGATGGTTTATACGACGACTCTAATAAGCCATATTTTGTAGCATTTAGACCAGAATCTAGAATGAGAATTAATTTACCTATTATACTTCATCACGCTGATCATATGGCTAGTCAAATAGAGTATGAAACGTGGAAAGGAAGCAACTCAACAGCTATTAAAGAAACTAAAAAGGTAGCTCGTAAAGCTTATAATAATAAAACAGTAAGTGGTGCTAATGATTCTGCTAAAGATTTATTTAAAGATTTATTTGGAGACACTAAATGATTACGACAATAGTTATATTAAGTATTGTTGTTTTAATATGTTTCTTTACAATAGGCAATTTACTTCGCAAGATAGAAAAGGTTGATGATGAACTTACAAGTGTATCTGTAGATGTAGAAGAGTTTATTAATAATTTGAAAGCTGTTCAAAACAAAATATCTGAAATAGATAGCAAAGGTATGTTTGAGAGTGATGATGAGGTTGGTACAGTATTTACAGGTATTAGAGACATTATATTAAGTTTTGATACTAAATATAATAATAAAGAGAAACAAGATAATGAATAGTCCAGTTAATTTATTTTATGAGAATATAGAGAAGAACAGAATTAAAGAAGCACTAGAGTTATCACAAGCTGCTAAACCTAAAAGAGGTAGACCTAGAAAAAATAAATTATACTTCACTCAAGATACAGAGGATGCTATTATAGCGTATACTGCTGAAGAGAGTCAACATTTGAGAAACAAAGTTTATAATGATTATATACATAAGCCGTTACAAAAAATGACCGAGAGTTTAATTCACAGGTATAAGTTTTACCACTTTGATGCAGTAACTAAAGATGTACAGCATGAAGTTATAGCTTTTATATTAGAAAAATTACCGAAATATTCTAAAGAAAAGGGTAAAGCATTTTCTTACTTCTCTATAGTTGCTAAAAATTACTTGATACAAAATAATTATAAACACTATAATAGAAAGAAAGCTAAAGCTCCTGTACTTGCAATTGATACACAACGTAATGTAACTAATGAAATAATAAAGAATGAATACACAAGTGAGATTCAAGATTTTTTCCATATTTTTGTTGAACATTGTGAAAAAAATATTGACACGATTATACGGTATAAGAGGGATATACCTATTGCTTATGCAGTTTTAGAAATATTTAAAAGGTGTGAAAATATTGAAACGTATAACAAAAAAGCACTTTATATTATGGTTCGTGAAATGGTTAATGTAAAAACGCAATATATAACACGTGTTGTAAATATACTAAAGAAAGAATATAAAAGAATGTATCTATTATATAAGGAAAGATAGCCCGCCTGATATGTATTATAGATAAAATGGTTATATAAATAAAGGTAAAGGTTATAAATGAGAAGAGAGTACTCTCACGGCAATTGTGCCACAAAATAGAATTAATTTAAGGAGAATATTATGGATTCAGTAATGAAATACGTAACAGGATTTTTTGGTGGTCTTATGACTATTATGATGGCAGTATTGCCAATAACAATCCTGTGGCAAGTGCTAACTGGCACAACTGTATTTGGAATGGACGTAATTACTAACTTATCTGCAATTGTAGCTTCACTTGGTGAAGGTGGGTTTGTAGGTTTAGTTGTGTTAGTAATTATTACTTCATTTTTCGTGAAAAAGTAGTTTTTGAAAAAATATATATATTTAAGAAAGCGCCTGCTAATCCAGGCGCTTTTTGTTTTTTAATATATTTATTAATACGGAGTAACATATGGAAGAAGCAAATGAAATATTTGAAGGTAAAACTTTTGAGAGTTTGTTAAAGGATATATATACAAATTCAACTAGAAAGGAAACTCAAATACAAATACTTATTACTGAACTTAAACCAATGATTAAGAATATTGGTGATGCAGTAATTATAGTACCACTTATTAAAGATTATATGGAAATAGCTGTGAAAAATGATGAAGCACTTATTAAAATGGCAGCAATAGTGCAAAAAGCACAAAATAGATCTGGCGGTGATGGTGATAATTTAATGTTAACAGAAGCAGAGAAAGAGCAATTAATAGCTGAAGTAGGGCGTGTAGGGGTTAGACAGTGAGCAGATTTTCATCACCATTAAACAAACATAGAAGTGTACAGTTAAGTACACCTTACAGAGAAAGAACCACAGATCAACGCTCTGATTCAACAATGGGTGATGTTATGTCTGTTATTTATGATAAAGAAAAAACTAGTTTAGGTGAAATAGCAATAATGGTAAAAACAGAGGATGGTACTAAAGTTGCGTCAACGGCTTTACCATTTAATCCTTATAACTTTATGACACCCGTTCCTAATGAAAGAGTTCATTTAATTAAAGATCCTGTCGATGATCAATTCTACTATACAGGCATTGTACCCCCATCTGTATATAGAGGTGAAATTAATTATATGCTTAACTCACAAGCACGTACTTTCGAAAAAGGTACAAGCACAATTCATACAGGTAATATATTTAAACCAAGACCTAACACGGTACGCTCACTTGATGTATATGAAGGTGATTACACAATACAGGGAAGGTATGGTTCAACAATCCGATTTGCTGGTACAAATGAAAAAATACCAAACGGATTTCAACATAGTAGTGAAAATGTTGCAACTCCAATAATACTTATCCGTAATGGATACATGCATACAGAAGATATAGAGGTTGATGAAGCGTCAATATATCTAACAAGCAATCAGCATATACAAGTACCATTTAAAGCACCCTTTCCTTCTGAATTAGAAAGTAGTAGGGTAAAGTATTCTAAAGCACAAATAATATTGCATAGTGATAGATTATGTTTAGCTTCAAGAAACGATGATATTATACTAAATAGTAATAAATCTATTCAGCTTCTTACAAAATCATGGGCTCATGATGTTGATAAGGTTTTAGATAGCTTTAGTGAGTTAGTTACAGAAGTTAAGAGTATTGCAGCAACGGTAAAAAGTCTATCACTTACTTCTATATCACAAACATTTATAGTACCTGGTATTGGTACAACAGCACTATCAACAAAAGTACCAGATTGGAATAATTATTATTCAAAAAGTATAGCGATAGAACAGAATGTTAATAATATAGAACAAAAAATAATGCAATTAAAGCAGAAATAGTATTTGTTGTATATTTATAATATATACTATATCTATGGAGAGAATCATGAAAGTAAAAGATTTAGCGAGAGTTATTAAGAAAATTGTACGTGAAGAAGTTCAGAAAGAAGTACGTAGTGTACTTGCTGAACAAACAAAATCAAAACAAGAAAAATTAACGTTAACAGAGGCTTTAACACAAACTGAAACAGAAAATTATCCAACAATGAAAACATTTAATAGTGCTGATGCTAGAGCAGGGTTTGCAGCAATGCAAGATGGATTTGGTCAACAACAAGCACCTACAGCTTTTCAAGGGCATAGTGGTCAAGTTGTAGATGCATCGAAAATCGATCCATCTGTTACAAAAGCACTCACGCGTGATTATAGTAAACTAGTACAGAGATTCAAAAAGTAGATTATGGCGAGATTAGTACCAAAAATATATCCTTTAGATACAGATGAAAACACACCTATTGGTATTAGTTTTCCATTAACTGTTGGTACACAAAAGCAAAATTATCTTACAACAGCTCAGGTACACGATAATTTACGTAATCTAATATTAACAATGAAGGGTGAGCGACCAATGCAACCTACATTTGGTAGTGATTTATATTATTTATTATTTGAACCACTAGAAGAAGAGCAAATGAAGGAAGCAGCTACCTTAGCTATCAGGAGTGCTGTGCAAGAATGGATGCCAGCTGTAAATATAGATAATGTTATAGTTGAGAGTGATATTGATGGGCAGAGAGTGACTATAATTATAAATTATTCTGTTGATGGTTGGGATGCAGAAAACGTACTTAATTTAACTGTAAGGGTGTAAAATGGCAACATATAATAGTAATGGTAAAAAAGATGTAAGGTATACTTCAAGAGATTTTGTAAGTTTAAAACAAAACCTTATTGAACATGCAAAAAATTATTTTCCACAAACAGTAAAAGATTTTTCAGCTGCATCACCATCTACAATGTTTATTGAAATGGCTGCTTATGTAGGTGATGTACTTTCATACTACACAGATTATGCTATGAAAGAAACAATGCTGCACGAAGCACAAGAAAAGAAAAATGTGTATGCACTTGCCCAAGCTTTTGGGTATAAACCTAGACTTACAACACCAGCTACAACGAAACTTAACATTTACATGCTTGTACCAAGTACAGGTACAGGTGCAGATGTAAAACCTGACTTAATGTATGCACCTGTAGTAGAACAGGGCATGGTAGTGAGTTCAACTGATGGTATAAAATTTAGAACAATTGCACCGGTAGATTTTGCTGTATCAAGTTCAAGCGATCCTGTAGAAATAACAGAATATCAAACAAATGGTTCAACTGGATTACCTGAATACTATTTATTCAAAAAAACTGTTTCAGCACAGAGTGGTGAAGCAAGACAGCAAACAATAAATGTAGGTGCTGCACAAGAATATTTAAAGTTAACAATTAATGATAATAAAGTGCAATCAATTGAATCGGTTGTAGATTCTGATGGGATGGACTGGACAGAAGTACAATATTTAGCTCAAGAAACGGTATTCGATGAAAGTGTAAATAGTGTATCAAATGATCCATATATGAGTAGTGACACCAATAGTGTACCTTATATATTAAAATTAAAAAAGGTAGATAGAAGATTTGTAACAAAGGTATCTCCAAAAGATAGGATGGAATTACAATTCGGTAGCGGTATAAGCTCAACTACTAGTGATGAAGAAATTATCCCTAATCCAAACAATATAGGTAGTAATTTATCTAATGATGTAACAACACTCGATAGCTCTTTTGACCCTGCTAACTTTTTATATACTGATACATATGGTATCGCACCATCCAATACTACTCTAACTATAACTTATATTCACGGATACGGATTAAAAGCAAATGTATCAGCTGATAGTTTATCAACAATTGATTCAAAAAATATTACTTTCAATCCTCTTGGTAATTTAATTTCAGGTACTAGACAAACAGTAATAGATTCAATGTATGTAGAAAATCCAGAATCAGCTGTTGGTGGAGCAACTGTAGAAAGTTTAGAGTCGGTTAGACAAAATGCTTTAGGTAATAACTATGCGCAGAATAGAATGGTAACTAGAGAAGATTATATTATACGAACATTAAGTATACCATCAAAGTTTGGATCTATAGCTAAAGCTTATGTAGCATCTGATGAACAAATGCATCCAGATGAAATATCTGTAAATAATCC